CCATCCGTCACCAAGGTGCACGAGCTGGCGATTGACGCCCCGCCCGGCATCGCCCAGGTGCACGAGCTGGCGATTGACGCCCTGCCCGGCATCGCCCAGGCGCACGCGCCGGCGATTGACGCCCTGCCCGGCATCGCCCAGGTGCGCGCGCCGGCGCTCGACGCCCCGCCCGGCATTGCCCAGGTGCACGAGCCGGCCATCGACTGATCGCCACGGCCCCTTCCCGGAACAGAACTCGCGGCCGATCCAGCAGCAAATCCCCCAGACCCACCAGCCGGCGATTTTCGCGTCGTAATAGTCGGGATCGCCCTCTAGTTGCGCGACCAGGTCACCGATCTGTTTCAGCAACCAGACATGACGCGCGTGCAGGTCGTTTTCGTTGACCGGATTGTTTGCCCATTGCGCGGTTTCTAGCGGCGCGTGTTTTATCGAACGCCAGAAGTTCGCGACCAGGCCGTCGATATCGTTGACGGTTTCAATCCCATCCGCCGGGGCGGGCCGCGCCAACAGCACCGCGCCGGACCCGAAGAATGGCTCGACATAGTTGGAGACCTGGCCAAACGCGTGCCACACGCTATCGGCAACCCGGCGCTTGCCGCCAAACCACGGGAATGGCGCGTCCAAGGTCATGCCGCTGCCAGGTATTCGACCGCGAGCGGCATGAACAGCGGGTGCGGCGCCGAATTGCGCTGGACCAGCACCGGAGCCTGGCTGCCGTCCTGATAGACCAGCTCGGCAAGATAGAGCGCCGGCAACGGCGCCAAGCTCGTCACTACGGCGATATCGGGAAGGCCGGAGGCGCGCGTCGTCAAATCGGTCACTGCTGCGGTGAACAAAGCCCGCCACGCCATGACCAGAACATCGTTTCCGGCGGCTGGGGCGATCTGCGCGGTGATCAGCGCAAAGATCTGCTCGCGCGCCATATCGGCGTCGGCGGCACTGGCGAAGCTCGACTGGGCATAGAGGGTCGCCAGCGCCGTCGTGGCATTGCCCTCGACCAATTGCATCAATGCCATCCAATTGACCGCGATCTGGCCGGTCGCCGATGGCGGCGAGATCACCGCTCCGACAGCCGCGAGAGCGCCGAGCCCATAGCTCGGGTCGGGCGGCAACGGCGGCAGCCGCGACGAATATTCATAGCCCGCCGGAGCGGCCGGCGGCGCCGCCACGAGAACATCGCCGACGATCGCCGCCACGTAATCCGCCAGCAAGCTCGCCAGTGCCACGGCATAGCCGGCCTGGTTGTCCGGCGCCACCGCGGCCAGCAATGGCAGATCCTGCGCCAGCGCCAGCGGCGCCGAGCCGGGCGCGGTCAAGAGCCGCGCGAGCGACAACTGCACCGCGGCGAGTGCCGCTAATGCCGCGGCCTGGACCGTCTCGGTCTGGCCGTCATAGAGAAAGGGCATCAGCCGCCTCTCCAGCCGTATCGTAAGGCCCGGCCAAGCTCAGCGCCTGCGGTAATCGCGGTGCTGCCAATAATGATGATGCCAGCAATGCCAGTAATAACCGTCATACCAGCAGCTGGCCTGCGCCGGAGTTGCCATAACACCGGCAACACAAAGACAAATGGCAATCAGATGAACACTTTTCATCTTACACCCATCCCTGACTAGGCCGGGCCGGCGTAGGCTGCGCCGAGCTCGTCGACGACATTGTTCGCGGCATCGATCGAAGCCCCGGCGGTGTCATGCGCCGGAACCGGAGGATCGCTGCCGCCGGCTTCGACAAACACCGCCTCGACAAAGCAGGCGCGGCCCTGCTCGGCGGTTTCCTTGAGCCGCACCGGATGTTGGCAAAACACCTGCACCGGGCCGCGATAAGGATGCACCAGGGTCCCGGGGCCATCGGCGTCGAGTGCTTCCTCGAGTGCGGCGCGCTGATCCATGTAATCGTCGCCGGCGACATAGATTTCGAGCCGAAATTCCTTGATGCCGCGGCCTAGCGACTGGACATAGACCGTGTCGCTGTCGGGAAACTCGAATTTTGCCAGCCGCTGGCCGGCGTCGTTCGAAGTGTCGCGGCACAAAAACGGCACCCCCCGCCACGACCCCGGCTGCAAGCCGGCCCGCCAGCCAAAGAAAAACGGCAGACCGGACATTTCAGCGCCCGGCCATCAATTGCGCCAGGGTCGGCGGCTTCAGCCAGTCGCTGTCGGCAACGGCGGGATGCGCCTTCGGCGCCACCGCCTTTTTGCGCGGCACCGCCCTCAGCGCCGCATATTTTGTGCTGCCGGAGCCCAGCTCGATCAGGTATTGCACCGCCGTAACCGTGATCCCGCAGCGGGCGGCGATCTCCCGATAGGACAGCCCTTGGGCACGAGTCGCCACCGCCGCCGCTATCTGGGCATCGCTGTATTTACGCGCACGCGGCAAAGCCGCGGTCCTGATCTTGCATCATGTCAATACATACCATACATAATCAACACCAATGGCCCTCATCCACGAAAAGCAGCTGCAGATGCGGGTTTCCGAGGAATTCCTTCGGACGCTCGACGACTGGCGGCGCGCTCAGCCCGACTTGCCGTCGCGGTCGGCGGCAATCCGCCGGCTGGTCGCTGCCGGTTTGGCGGCAACTGGCTCCTCGAAGAGCGGACCATCCGACCCTGCCGCGAGCTGATCGCGGCCATCAGGAGAAAGCATCGCCATGGCAGCCTTGACTTGTCGCCGGCCGGGCGCCCGAAACAAGATGCGGGCCATCGTATTCCTTCTGTTCGGCGCGCTCATCTTCATCTCTCCCGCTCGCGGCGCGGACCCGACGGTGCCCGTTGTCGATGCTCATGGTCCCTTTGGACCGCTGAGCTCGCGTGACGTCGCACTGCAACGCGCGGCCCACGAGGCGCTTGATGGCTTCGAGGCCTCCACCTCTTCATGGAAGCGCATTTTCCTCGCCGTCAATGACGGCACCGTCAAAGTGCAACTGATCTACGACGTCGCCGGGCTGATCGGTCGGCTTCAGCGGCGGCCCGGCGACATCCTTTTCCGAGCGGCCTGGGATCTGGATATTGTCGCACGTAGCGACACAAACGTAGTGGCAACGCGAATATTAACTGCATTAATCCGCGACAAGATCAGCCCATCGGACCAGGACATCGGCCTCGATGTATGCGCCATGATCCCACGGAAGGGCATCACCGGCACCGACGCACTCGATTTGATCGGCTATAGTTATTACAGCGCCCGCGGCGACAGCCTCGAATACTATACGACGCCGGCTTATGAGGCGCAGTGCAGCTGACGTTAGGCGGTAAGTGATTCAATAGCCGAACGCCTGGCCGAGATTGAGATCGAGCGGATCCGGCTGCTCCACCCGGGTCGTAACTCCCGGGGGCGGGTTGCGGTGGTCGACCGTGACCTTGACATCGACCTGGCCCTTGGCCGGCCCGGCTGCGGCCGATCCGGCGCGGCCGATCGGCCTGTCCAATGGCGATGCCACAGCGGGACCCGCGCCCCCGATCGGCTTGTCCAGCGCCGACGCGATCCGATCGGCAAAGGCGCCACGGTCGACGACATTGGAGGGCCGTTCGAAGCTGCGCTCGAAGGAATTCGTCAGGTCGCGCGGCGATCCGGATTGACCGAACCATCCGGCATCGCGGCGCCTCATCTCGTCGATCGCATAATCGAGCTGCGCCAGCGGATCCTTGGCGCGCGGCCCGAGCGTGCGCAGCATGTCGCGCATCCGCTCGTTGTGCTCCTGAAACAGCCCGAACGATGTCGGGATCCCGTTTTCGTAGTCGCCGAGCGCGGCGGCGCGCAGCCCGCTCTCGGCATAGGCGTTGCCGAGCAAGGCTAGAGCATGCTCGCGATCGAGGCCGCGCGACCGCGCCTCGGCATAGAGCCGCCGCGCCAGCTCACCGCCGGCGCCCGACAACGGCAATACCGCGGCGGCGCCACCCGGCGGCGGAGATGCGCCGCCGGGGGCGGGTCCAGCCGCGCCGCCTTGGCCGCCGGTCCAGGCCCGGCTGAGCCAGCTCGGGACATGGCTGTCGAGCCAATCGACAAAGGCCCTCCAGCGGTCCCAGGCGTAGTTGACGGCGCCCTCGAGCGCCGCCAGCATCCTGTCCCCGACGATCTGTGCGGTATCGCCCAGCTTGTTGAGGATCCCCGCCAGCAATGGCTCGATCGTATCCCAGTGCCGGTAGATCTCATAGGCGGCGAGCCCGATCCCGGCGATCGCCAGGGTCGCGGCGACGATCGGATTGCCGATTGCAAACGCCGTCAATGCCGCACTGATCACCGCGAGCGAGCGCACCGCGGCAACCCCGAGCTGGCCGAAGGCGAGGATCATCGGCGACAATTTGATCGCCGCAATCAATCCGATCGCGACGCCGAGGCCGCCGACCCGGTCGATAACCCAGCCGATATCGCGGCCGACGGTCGCGAGCCAGCCGCCGACCGCCGACCAGTCGATGCTGCGCAGCTTGTCGCCGATCTGCTGCACTGCGGCTCCGATGTTGGTCGCAAGCCATTGCCGGTTGGCGTCGATCCAGTCGGTCATGCGGGCGATGATCGGGGTCAATGTCGGAAACAGGTCTTCGGCGATGGCGTAGCGCAGCCCCTCGACCGCGGAACTCATCTGCTTGTAGTTTTCCTCGAATTTCGCCGCTTGCTCGGCCTGCTGCGTGGTCATCGCCTGGCCGTGCTTGGCGGCCTCGTCGAACAATTCTTGCAGATGCTCCGGCCCCTGAGCGAACAACGGCAGAAGCAACGTGCCGGAGCGGGAACCGAACAGTTTCGACATCATGTCGGAGGCGAGCTGGGTCTGGCCGGTGTCGACCAGCTGTTTCGCCGCTGCGGCGACCGAGCGCAGACCGGCGGCAGTATTAACCAGGTGCCCCGGGGCGTTGTTGAGCCCGAGCCGGCCGAGGATGATTTCGGCGTCCTTGGCCTTGCCGCGCGCCGCCTCAGAGATCGTGCGGTTGAAATACATCAGCCCGCGGTTCAGCTGCGCCTGGTCGACATTGGCGAGCCGCGCTGCATATTGCCAGCCGCCAAGTGCGGTTACTCCTATGCCGGTCGCCCGCGAGGTCAGGGTCAATTGCTCGCCCATCTCGGCGGTCTGCTTGACGATCTCGGCGAGGCCGGCGACGCTGAACCCGGCGGTCAGGGCGGCGACCGGCGCCAGGATCTCGGAGAGCCCGCGATGCAATTCACGCACGTGCTCGAGGGCACCTGATGCCCGCTCGCCGACCCGGTTCAATCCGGTTTCTTCGGCGAGCTCGCGCATCCGGGTGCCAATCAGGCGCAACGGCGACGAAAACGCCGATACCCGTTCGTTGATGGCCCGCAACCGCGCGCTGGCGCGGTCGATGACCGAGATCGTGACATTCAGTTGTTGCTCGGCCATCTATTCGGCGACGCCGTTGGTGCTGCTCGCGAAATAGCCGTCCGTCGGCATCGCGATCTCGCCGGACTTCACCCGGCTGCCGATATCCGCTATTGCCTCGTAGTAACTGCCGGCCGCATCGCTTTGCTGCCGCGGCTCGATCAATTCGTGATAGCAGTCTCTGACGCAGCGATCACAGATCACCGACGGCATGCCCCCGATTTTGCTGCGGAACATTTTGACGACGGCATTCCGTGGGCGCGCGCAGAAATCACAGCAGAGCATTTCATTCGCCCCGCTCGCGGGAGGCGATGCGCACGGCCTGCTCATGCAGCAATATGAAGTCGCCGTTCGGCATGGCCATGACATTCATTGGGTCGAGACGCCAGAAATAGGCCGTGTCGCAGGCGCGCTCTATGAGCCAGGCGAGATCATGGCCGTCGGATCCGCCGCCGCCGGGGCTGCCGGAACCTCTGCCGCTGGCGCCGGCGAGCCCCATGTAAAACCCAGCAGGGTCAATGACGCCTCGTTGAAGTCGCCGACCGCCATCTGGTCGACCGACGAGGGGGGAATTTGGCAGATCATCGAGATCAGCTTGGCCGTGGCGTTGAAATCCGGGGTAACCCCACCATCGGCGTTGCGGTAGGGCGCCCCGCAGACCCGCAACTCCTTGACCGTCGGCGGGCGCAGCACGAGCTGGGTCACGCTCTCGTTGTGCGCCTGGATCGGCCTTGCCAGGGTCATCGTTACCGTATCGTCCATGTCCCCATTTTCCATTCGTGCAGTTTCAGGTCACCCTGACGTCGGCGCCGTCGGCTTTCTCGAAAAGCTCGCGCGCCGTGCTGCACGGATCGCTGCACAGCTCGCCGGCCGCCTTTGGGCAGATCTCGCAATGCTCCTTGACCGCGCCGAAACGCCAGTCGCGCAGCACAGCGGTTCGGGCGGCGCGCCGAACAATTGCTCGCGGCGTGCGCGGATCGCGGCGGCGCCGTCGATGATCGACATCAGCCGGTCTGCTCATAGCAGGCGGTGCCGCCGAATTTGACGGTGATCTCGCCCTTGACGCTGTCAAGCTTGGTCTCGCCCCATTGCGAGGCCTGGACCAGGGTGTAGACCTTGCCGTTGATCAGCTCGGCGGTCATCGTCGCGCCGGCGATTGCGTTCAATGCCTGGATCGACAGGCCGTCGCTGTCGCTGATCTTGCCGGTCATATAGGGCGTCACGGCCTTTTGGGTGAACACCTGCGACCCGTCCTGGTTCGCCATCCACTCGTTTTCGGTGGCGTTGGGCATGATCTCCCACTCGCCGCGCAGCTGGTATTGCAGGCCGTTGAACTTCAAGAAGGCGATGCCGCCGATCGGGCCGATGGCCATGTCGCTTCGCTCCAAGAGTCAGGGATCAGGGATCAGGAATGAGACTGTCGCGCAGACGGCGGCTATTGCGGCACGACCAGGCGGAACTGGTCGAGCACCGCGATCATGCGCAACCCGCCGATCAGCACCGGATCGTCGAGGATGTCGAGCCGGCTCGGATTTTGCCCGTTGATCTGGACCTGCAACCCGGCAGCGTAATCGGTCGGGTCCTGCATGATCGTCACCAGATCTCCGCCGGGGCACATCCGGGTGTATTCGGCGACGAGCTCGGCCGCCATGATCTTGGGTGTCACGATCGACGGCGTGTCCGAGCCGAAATTGCCCATCTGGCCGAAATTGAGCCCGTCCTGCGCCAATTTGGCGCGCGGGAATTTCTGGGTCAAATTGGCCTTTTGGTTGCGGACGTAAAACATCAGGACAAACAAGGTCTCGGCATCGAGATAGCTGGCGTCGGGCTGACCCCAGGAGTTGGTCTGATAGGTCGTCACCGTGCGCATGATCTCGCAGCTGCCGCCCGGCGGGTATTGCATCAGCGCGAGGCCGGTCGACAACAGGGCCTGCTGGGTTGCAAACGCAAAC